GGCAGCTAAGAAAGCCCAACAAGCGGCTGAAAAGTTGACGAGTGCAGTGGAACGCATGGCCGATTTGTATCGGTCACTTACTTTACAAAGCCTACAAATTGACGGCAGTCAATACGAAATTGATAAACTAACTGCCAAAAATCAGTTTGAAGCTAACAATAAGAATATCCGTGATATCATCCGTTCTGTCTCAGGATTGAGCGGAGGCGTTACTGGTGAAGCCGTAAGCGTACTGGATGCAGCTAATGAGCAACTCGGTAAGGCGTATGAGTTAGGCGCAGATGGTACATGGGCAACAGATTGCGGTAAGTTATTCTCCGATTCGGTACTCCAAGCATTTGGTAAGGACGTACCTCGATATGTCCCATCTATCATGGATGCAGCTAGAGCTGCTGGCGCATGGCATGATGAGGGCGATGGATATGTCCCTAAAGCCGGCGATGGTGTGGTTGTACTTGGCGATAATCACATTGTTATTAGTGACGGAAACGGCGGATATACTGGCGCTAATTCAAGCACGGGTGTAATTGCTAAACCATCTGTTACAGGCGATTTTGGTGCTATTACAGGGTACGTAGACACTAGCTTATTAGCAGGTGCTACATCGGGCGCCACTGCTGATTCAGCCGGTAGTGCGGCAAACGCCAAGATGCTTGCTGAGTCTAACTTAACTGCTCAAGTTAGAGCCAAGAATGAAGAGTTGTATCAAAAGCGATTAGCTGAGGCACAACGAAATCATGCTATCCGTGTTCGCAAGATGAACGAGGATATTAAGAAACTCGATCTTGAACGCACAGGTGACCGCTTGCAATTACTCAAAGCTGAAGCTGAATCACAAAAGGCGCAGATTGACGATAACGTCCGTGAGTATACAAAGGCTGTAGGTGATAAGGAACTTGCTGAAAAGAAAGCTCAGGCAGAGCGCTTAAAATTGGCATCTGATACTGAGCAAAAAATCAGAGAGTTAGCATACACTCAAACGAGTGAAACTGTTGACCACTTAACCAATATGGTCACTCTTGGTCGCTTATCTCGCAGTGATGCGGATGCACTGCTTGCTGAAGAGTTAAAGACCTATATTGACTATGCACGTAGTGAAGTTAATGAGGCCCAGTTAACAGCTACGCAAAGACTGCAGATTGAAAAGAACCTATTAGAGTCTCAACAGAAGCTATGGGAACTTGCAGGTCGCAGTCTAAAAACGAGCCTACAAGAAGCCGCACGCCAATATAAGCAAGAGACTACCAATTATGCAGATTTAGCAAAATCTACTTTTGACAGTACGATGAGCTCTATTAATTCTGCGTGGACAAATAATCTCGAGGCTATGGCAACAGGAACGAAATCATTTAGTAAAGGCATTAAGGACATATTCAAGGATATGACGAACGCCATTATTAAGATGATGATTCAGTTAACGTTCCAACAATATGTTATGCCTAAGTTGCAAGGATTATTTGGTGGCGCCGTTAGTGGTATTGGTTCCCTAGGTGCTGCAAAAGGAACATCATCCTTTGCTGGTGGTGGTTCGTTTAGTTCTGCATTTACAGGCAATCGATTTGCCGCCGGAGGAAAAACGAACCCGGGACTTATGTTGGTTGGTGAAAACGGACCGGAACTATTACAGTCCTCTGGATCCCATCGTATTTACACAGCAAGCGAAACCCGTAGATTGGTAGGTGGCGCTACAAGTAACAATGTAGTTGTTAACATTGTTAACCAGTCTGGCCAAGAACTTGAAAGTAAGCAACAGAACTCTCGATTTGATGGCGAGAACTATATCATCGATGTAATGGTTCGTGCAGCTAATACAAATAAAGGAGGTGTGCGAGACGCCATCAGGGCGGCCGCAACTTAATTATGGCTACATTTCCAGAAATACGATATCCAATATATCCAATCCAGGAAACTACACCGGACGTAACCTACAAAGGTCAAGTCGAGAATATGACGCTAATCACTCGTAAGAAAACAACTAAAACCCTGCGGACTTATTCCGTGGGGTACAAGTTGCCAACTGCTGAGTATCAACGATTGAAGGCATTCTTCGACGAGGTCAACTGCTCCGGTATTTTCGATTGGGTTCATCCGGAAACTCGTGAAACTCTTCACGTAAGATTCTCCGACCAGTTAGACTTTGCAGCGAATGACTACGGCGTTTGGACTGGTACTGTTAAATTACAGGAGGCTTGATATGTTACCGTTATCAACCGCATCAATGATCGAGAAGAACCAAATATCGGCTACAGGTGTGTGGCTCATGTTGTTAGATATTACTTACAACAAAGAAACGGTCCGACTTGTCAATAATACGGAGAATATCCAATTTAAAGGAAATACATATATAGCCTTTCCTTTCCATTTAGCAGATGTCAATAAGAACCAAACGGATTTACCAAATGTGAAATTATCGGTATCTAATGTGACTCGGACTATCCAACGTATGTCCGAAACTAACAAAGGATTCACAGGTGCGGATGTCATTATCCGAATTGTAAATACGTCAATTCCAGATGTATGCGAGCTAGAAGAGCATTTTGTAATTACCGGCGCACAAGCTAACGCGGAGTGGATGGAGTTTACTCTTGGGACAGACTTCAGCTTTAATCGACGTTTTCCGTTGATCCGCGTTATGAAAGATTTCTGTCCGTTCAAATTCAAAGGTATTCAATGCGGATATAAGGGCGATGCTGGCGAATGTAATAAGACACTAGCACGGTGCCGAGAACTCGGCAATAGTACAAGGTTCGGCGGAGAACCTACTATCCCGCAAGGGGGACTTTATGCATCCAACAAATGATTTTACTGATTTATTAGGCGCGCCTTTTGAACAGATGAAATGCTGGGAATTGGTGGCGGAGGTATATAGGCGTTCTGGTATTGAACTGCCCAATTATACCGACGTACAGATGGGCGATTGGCAAGAAATTCGTGAACCTGGCGAAATGAACGTTCTTGTATTTGCGTTGTACGGAAAGGAACTTGATCATGTAGGGGTTTATATAGGCGGCGGAAATTTCATTCATGCAACGCAAAAGTCTGGGGTGTGTATCGAACACATCTCAAAATACGTGCCTCGGTTAAGGCATATATACAGGTGGAAAGGAGACGCGAATGGTTAATGTAATCATCGTCAAAAATCCGTTTAAACCAGAACAACATGAAACTCAATATATGCCATTCAAAAAAGGTAAGCCGGTAAGTCACTATCATAAGGTACCGGGTGAATGGGTGTATTCGATTAACGGGCACGAAGTAACTATCGATACGATTGTTAATGATGATGACTATATCGTGGCTGTGCCTAAGATTGAAGGTAAGTTCTTTGGTGTATTACTATCAATCGGTATGGCTGTATTTACAGGCGGTATCGCATCCGGTGCTATATTCGGCATTCAAAGTTTAATCTGGCGAACAGTCCTGTCAATGGCGGTAGGTATGATTGGGAACGCTGTTATATCTAAATTGACAGCGCCTAAAGTTGACCGGTCTAATTCCGAGCAGTCCACCACTTATGGATGGGGTGGCACTAAGACCGTAACCGGACAAGGTTATCCGCTCGCCGTGACATACGGACGTATGAAGTCCGCAGGTATGTTATTATCTCGTCACGTAATTAGTGATGGTGATAAGCAGTATCTTAACTTGCTATATTGTGCCGGTGAGGGCGAGCTATCTAAGATTGAGGATATCCGTATCAACTCTAACCCAATTTCCAATTATAAAGATGTGCAAGTTGATATCAGGCTTGGCACAAATGATCAAACTGTAATTCCTAACTTCAACGATAACTTTGCAGACCAGGGTTTAAACTATGAACTCAAAAGCGACTGGAGCGTACAACAAGTGCAGGGCGACGCTTGCGATGCTATTGAGCTAACAATCGGATTCCCTAACGGGTTGTATTACTCTAATGACAGCGGCGGAATGGATAAAACCTCTGTTACTGTTGATGCTGAAATTCGTAAAGTAGGTACACAAGAGTGGCAGTCTTTGCCTTTATCTAATAACAAAGGCCTTTCTTCGCACGTAAAAAAAGAGCCTAAGCGGTGGTTTTTTGTTGATAGAGATAACAAGAAGATTGCTAACTCAAATTACACAGGGTATATAAGGGAAGCTACGAACTCCGCATTTTATCGTGTGTTCAGATTCGATAATCTTGAGAAGGCAAAATACGAAGTCCGCATGCGTTGTTCAAGCAAAGACGGCACAAGCCTACGTCATGTTAATAAAGTGTACTGGACACAGTTAACACAGATTATATATGACGACTTCGTGCATCCCGGTAAAGCACTTATAGGGATTAAGGCTTTGGCTACATCTCAGTTAAGCGGCTCGGATCCAGATGTGTCGTGGATTCAGGAACGTAGCAAAGTATGGGTATTTAATCCGTACACTAATCAATATGAGGAAAAACCGGCTGATAATCCTGCATGGGCAGCCTATGACCTGTTGCATATATGCCGTAAGATTGGCAGCGAATACGTAGTATTTGGACAGCCATACGGACGTATCGATTATGATGCATTTAATGCTTGGGCTGAAAAGTGTACACTAAATAAATTTACATTTAACTATATATATGATTCAGCAACTCGATTATGGGATGCACTCAAATATCCTGAAACAGTAGGACGTGGCAAAGTCATTCCTGCAGGAACACGATTCACCTGCGTGAGTGATTATCAATCCTCGCCAGTACAACTGTTTACCGTGGCCAACATCAAATATGGCAGTTTTACGGAAGAATTCCAAGGCGTAGAGGCTCGGGCTAATTCAATCGAATTATCCTTTATTAACAAGGATAAGGATTATGAACGTGATGTAATTCCTGTGTATGGTGATACATACGATGAATCTAACTCACTTACCAACCCTGCTCAAATCGAGCTCATGGGATGTACTAGCTTAGAGCAGGCTTATCGACACGGTAAGCATTATCTCAGATGTAATAAGTACGAAGTACGCACGGTAACGTTTGAGGCTTTCACCGATGCGATCGCTTGCACGGTAGGTGATATTATCCTCGTGCAGCATGATGTCCCTGAATGGGGCGAAGGTGGCCGAGTGGTTGCCGTTAACGGTCAAACGATTACTCTTGATAAGGAAGTTACAACGCAGCCAGGTAAGCAGTACCAGTTATTAGTACGTAACAATACTACGGATGCGGTAACGACCTACAACGTAGTTAATGTGTCTGGTGCAAATGTTATTGTTCAAGAAAATATACCAGTGCAAAAGGATTGCATTTATGCGTTCGGTGAGATATCAAAAGCAGCCAAACCGTTTAGAGTCCTTGCCATTACTGAAGGTCATTCTGAAATGACTCGTAAAATCCAATGCATGGAATACTACCCAGAATTGTACGCTGCAAATGATGGGCACATTCCGACTATCAATTACGCTAATCACGGCGCAGCTGATATCCAGGATATCGGACTCGTGAGTGATGTGTACGGCGCAAATGGTATTATGTATTCTCGCATTGCCATAACATGGCAGCTACCACGTGATGGTAAAGTGACAAACGTAGTCGTGAATTACAGGAACACGAAAAGTGATACATGGACTTACGTTGGGAATTTCCCTTCTTCGGCTAATGGTACTACGATAACAGATGTATTGTTAGGTGCGAATTACGAGGTGCGTGTTCAAGCTATTAACGATTTAGGGCAGCTGACTACAGGTGTTACTAAATCGATTAGCATACCTAAAATGCAAGCTCTTGAGGATGTGCAAAATTTGCACGTACTCAGCCGATACAATCAGACTGCAGATAAGAGCGTGTACTATGATTTACAAGTACTATTTGACCCGCCTAGTAATCCTGCTAACTTCGATGTGGCTGAAGTATGGTATATGCTAACTGCCAAAAGCGGAAAGCCGGTAACTGGCCAAGAATGGCAGTATGCAGGAAGTAGTACAAGCCAAGTGATCATTAAGTCGCTAGGCCCAGGTGAAGCATATCGTATTAAAGCGATATCTGTTGATCGATTTGGCAACAGGGCGGAAACAGCTCAAATGGTAGATGTAGAAGTCAAACCTATGGACGCTATCCCTGATATGCCTAAGAACTTCACTATTTCATTCGACCGCGAGGCGAAAGCGAAATGGGACGAAGTACTTAACGCTGATGTAGATTATTATGAACTTCGGACTGACAACAATCCTGGTAATGACTCGACAGCTTTACTTGCTAGAGTGAAAGGTACTACCGCAACACTCACGTTAACCAAACGTGCTGATACAGTATACCTATTTGCTAAAAGTACACTCGGCAAGTATTCAACACCGGCTCGATATGACTATAATTTACCACAACTCGATAAACCTGAAGTAGTGGCCAAGAGTACGATCAATGGCATTAATTTATACTTCTCGGCTAAGCCGGCGCAGGCCTATGCAATCAGATGCCACGTTGTAGGTGATACTAGGACGGACGATTTGGAAACAACAAGCACTATGCTTACGTATTCCAATGAACCAGGTGTGTACACAGTCCGGTGTGCGTTTGTTGACGTATTTGGTGAAGGTAAACTCGATGAGCAAATGGTGACAATTAAAGCTACCATTCCTAAGGAAATGCTAGATAGAGAGTCGCTAGGATTGGCAGAGTTTGATAAACGCGTTAACGAACTCAGCGCAGAGTTCAATAAAGTATCTGAAGAATATAGTGTTACAGTTAAAAACCTACGTGAAGATGTAGAAACAAAAATATCTCAACTCGATAATGGTATCGACCTTAAAGTTACAAAAGGTCTCAAAGCATTAGATGGGAATGCTATTCTATCAAGAATAAACCTTTATGAAGGTGGCGTTAAGATTGATGGTAAATTAATTCATATTACTGGCGATACTCTTATAGATGGAAATATCATCACAAATAGGATGATACAGGCTAATGCAATTACTGCTGATAAATTGAAAGTTGATAGCTTATCTGCCTTATCTGCATATATCGGTGGCACACTCCGAGGCGGCAAGTTGATTGGTACAGAAATTCAAAACGAAAACGGTTCGTTTAAAGTAGATGCCAACGGCAACATTAAAGGTGCTAATATCACTGGCTCACGAATTGATGCCAATAGCGTCTATGCCGAAGGGCAACAATTAAAGCCTTCCTTCGTAAAGCGAATAGATGTTACAAGTGGTGACAAAATAGAAATACCGCCTGGATACTCATGGGATAAGACTTTAATCTTCTTGCGCTGGGTATCTGATCCAATGGAGCAAGGTAAGTATGAATATTCAGGAACGTATATGTCTAGTAACGAAATCAATGCAATCCAACAAATAGCGCAAGAGCGGTTTAAGATGACACTCAATATGAGAGACCGCTGGAGTATGAACGGATTTGGTGGCGACTTGTTGAAAGGAAATGTTGACGGCAGCAATGAAGATATCACATCCAGGAATGGAGGAAGGTTCATATCGTTCAATCAAGGAAGGCCTGCATACGGTGTAGTTCAATATTCAGGCATTGTTGATAATCCGCCGCCAGTATTTAGGGTTACAACAAGTGAAGGCGTTGGTGTTAAAAATAAACCTGCTGAAATTTATGGCTTAGGCATAACCGAAAAAGGCTATTTCTATTACGGTAAACTATCAGCTAGACAAGGCGGTTGGGGCCGTGCAGGAATTACAATTATGTCGTTCTGGTAATGAGGAGGTATATATATGCAGGAATACGATTTTGACCTACATGTGGGTCAAGACTACGGGCTAACCTACGTTATCGAAGGCGGTGAGTCCTATGATGGATATACTGCCATCATGAAAGTTAGGCGAAAGCCTGACACAAATGAGGTGTTATCCGTTAAAGGCGTGATAGAAAATAACCGTATCACATTCCGTATTAACGGTAATGACACAGTTAGTAAGGTAGATGCCAAAGGTATCCATCAATATGATGCGTTCATTTACAACGATGAACACAGTTTAAAATTAGGGTTCGGCGAAGTTAATATCATTCAAGATATTGCACGTCATTAATGAAAAGGGAGTATATCATGGCAGAGGAACAAGTAATTAATTTGAAATTTCAGGGGAATCCAGTATTTAAATTGGAAGGAGAAAATGGTAAAAGCGCCTATGAATTATGGCTAGATGAAGGGAATACTGGGACACAAAATGACTTTATCAACTCATTAAAAGGCAAAGATGGTAACCCGGGTTTACCTGGCAAGGATGCATCTGCAGAAGGTTCATATGAAATGCTGTTAGGTTTAAATGTGTATTGCGAAAATAGCACTCCAGATGAAGTTCTCAAAGGTCTTATCCGTGGTTTGGGTGATGTCATTAAAAAGCAACCTAAACCATTTAACTTCAAACGACCTACACAAGGGCAGACCTATATTAGTGTATCTGGTACACCATACTTCAGAGTGGCATTACTTGGTCGAGGATTTGCGGCAGCAGTTAGTCTTGACGAAAATGGTGTTGCACAAGTTCCATTAGATGAACCATTCAATACTAAAGATGTTGAGCTAGAATACTTTAACATGCTCGGTAGCATCGTTGGGACGTATCGTGTGTCTGGATATGCATCTGGTGAAGTTACAGGGCCTGACTTTGGGGCATTTATTAAAGATGTTCCGCTAACCTCTTCTGTATATGGTGTTACTGTTGTAGGCACTGGTAAAGTGTATGAAAAAGGGGTTAAAGTTATTCCGACTACTTTAGAATCAACTAACAAGTTCAGCTTAGAGGATATGTTCAAAAGCATGATAGAAATAGTTTGTGAATATAAAAAAGTTGAATTTGTAGAATTTGATTTAACACAATTACCAAACAATTCTGCTAAAGGTGGTAACTTCCCAGAAAAGTGCAATAAGCTATATGAATTAGTGAATTATGGGAACAATACCATTGTTAAGGTGAATCGCGGACAGGTAATTACCGTGTCTGAGGATCCTATGACGCAAAATCAAACAGGTGTAGCTACATCTATCAAGTTTACTGGTATATCCAATAAAAAAATCCAATTCAACGGCTCTGAACTCATCACTATGGAACAGGATGCTAAATATGAATATGTGTTTGCTACCGACACTATTAATAAAGTAGGTTAATTTCCTATAGGATAAGAAAGGAGTTCATGAATGGACGAAATTAGATTATTGCTAATGGACTTCGGAATTCCGCCGTATTTCGCGGACATTGGATTCTGGGTGACCCTTTTAGGGGTCATCTGGGCCGCCCTTAGGGGTTCGTTTCGTGCGATGGTGTGGTTTTTAGAACATACCTCGCTAGTCGCAGTTAAGCAAGAATTAGATGACCACTTGGCTCGACGCATGGATAAACAACGTAAGGATTATGACGATAAGTTATCTGACGCCATCAATAGTATCGCTGAATTAACAAAAAGCAATCAGGAAATACTAAAGCAATTGGTCAAGCTGGAAGAACGAGATGCTGCGAAGTTTCATAGGCTCAATAACCTTGAAACCACAGTTCAGAGTCTGAGTACTGAACTGATGCATATCCAAGTTCTAAACAATATGCCAATAGGAAGAAGTATCACACTTAATACGGACGATATAGGAGGTGACTGATAATGAAATATCAAATCATGAACCGACTGAAATCAGCGTATGGTGCTGTTCGTGTTGCTAATATTAGACCTACTGGAGTACTAGCGACACGGATTCTAGTACTTGTTATGCTAATTCCTATTTGGCTAGTCATAACAGAGT